TGGTTAACGCAGATAATGACAATGTGCTAGGCACAGACGCTGCCAGGGTTTATCTCATTGATGGACCTACTAAGGCCTTTACTATCAGCGGCATATCTGGCGGTACCGATGGTCGAGTCATCCACGTCATCAACAGGACCGGGCAGAATCTGACCTTTGAGAATGAGGAAGCAACCTCCGATGCTGCGAACAGGATTGTAACCAGCACTGGAGCTGATATAGCGACTACAGGAAACGGGTCGGGAATACTGACCTACATAACTGGAACCCTTAATCGATGGGTACTGACAGCAACATCACTGTAGGTGATTTAAATGGTAGCACCGACATACACCTATACCTATGCCCCCTCGACTTCAACGTCGGCGGGGCAGAGGGACCTAATGAGGCTGATGCTCGGTGACACGGACGTAAGCTCCTCAGGAGCTAACGCCATTTTTTGCGATGAAGAACTGGCCTACTTTTATACCGAAGGTCATGGTAACTCCCACCTGGCAGCCCACCACGCGTGCGTGGCCGCGGCTAACAAATACTCAAAGCTAGCTGACAGGACACTAGGTCCTATGAGCATAAGCTACAGCCAGATAGCTGCCTCCTTCAGAGCACAAGCAGCAGAGGAGTTCGACAACGCAACGAACAGCGCTAATGTGTCACCAGAGCCTTACAGCTTCACATCCGAAACAGGAACACGAGACACCTCGCTTGAGGATGACACCACGTTACAGGTACCTGCTAAGTTCTACAGGGATCAGTACGAGGACGAGTCGTCATATGGCGACAGAGACCACAGTGATTGGTGAGTTCCATGCCAGCAGGAACATTTGCCTCCGACTTCGCGGACTGGCTGGACTACTCAGTCACCTACTACCCCTGGACAGGGTATGACAAGTACGGCGCGCCAACCTATGGCACGTCGTCAACAATTTATTGCTACAGAGTCGATACCATAAAGATGGTTAAGAATGCACAAGGACAGGAGGTAGTGTCCACACATCAACTATACATCGCAGGTTCGGTCAACTATGATCCTTTAGATCTATTTGTGCCCAATGGTGCGACTACTTCCCCAACTCTGTGCGTTGAGCACTACTATAACGACAAAGGTGTACTTGAATTGTCAGTAGTGTCCAAATAAGTACATTGATTTTTTGCAAAACCGCAGGCCTCACTGATATCGAATGCAAAAAGTGCAAACGATATCAGGGTCCACTTTTTTTGCACTTTTTTCTTTTTTACGTTAAAAGTTATATAGGAATACACTACCTATATATACACTACTATAGGAGTGTTTGAGCGATTTTTCAAAAAACGCAAAAAAGGGCTTACTGATTGCAAAAATGAGTTGCAAAAAGAAATAAAAACGCAAATTTCCTCATGACACATCCTGGCATGGGAAAATATTATATGCTAAGCTGTAAATACTTAATATATAATATTTACGAAATTTTCCTTTTCCGCTAATAATTATTGAGGACAAAATCTAGGTGACTATTTTGGCCAAAGTAAAGCTAACTAGACAAGACCTTATTGCCGCCTATGACGCGGAGGGGTCCTTCGACGGTGCAGCCTATGCACTTGGCATCAACCGTAAGACCTTCTCGAAGATGTGGCGGGAAAAGATCGGGGCTCCTCCACCAAAGAGTACGACACGTACTAAGAAAGTTAAAGTCCCTGAGAATTCAGACACCTACAGCATCGCCCTCATATCCGACATGCACTTCGGATCTAAGTATACCGCGCTAGAAGAGTTATCTGACTTTTGCCGCACAGTGCGTAAGCGCGGAATAAAGACAATCCTTTGCGCCGGTGACCTCAGTGATGGGTTACGTATGCACCCGGAGATGGAGAAAGACCAGCACCTTCACAACCCTAAGCAGATTGCCAAGTATATTTGCGACAATTATCCCAGTGGTTTTGAGAATAACTACTTTATAACAGGTAACCACGACAGCTCACTTCTTAAGAACGGATGCCTACATTTAGGAGAATTCGTAGCACAGGAGAGAGACGACCTTATGTACCTCGGCCAGGACTTTGGCATGGTGACGGTCGACGGTGGGATGCGTATTGCGCTGTATCATGGGACAGGTGGATGCGCTGAGGTGCGAAGTAAGAGGACACAAGACCTAGTAATGAAGATGGTATGCGATAAGAAGAAGAATGTACCCCACGTTCTAGCAACTGGACACTGTCATATCGAGAACGTAATCCCACAGTACATGGGCATGATGGCTATAAGCCTCGGCAGCTTTCAGAGACAAACACCATACCTGGCCTCCAGGATGTTGATGCCTGATCTGTCTGGGCTGATCTTGTCATACCAGATGGTCGGGGATAAGATGATGAACCCCGTCTTTGAATTCATCAGATATGAATCAAGGTAGAACAAGATTTTACATCGTGCCGCGTATTTTTAGTGAAACGCGGATTGAGCATTTTGTAAAATTCATGGTGAATAGGTATGAGCAGTGGAAAAGATAAATCGGCTAGAAACACTCGTATAAAGACACTTCTGGAGAAGTGGCGAAGCGACTTTGCAGAGCTAAGCACGACCGATCTTAGGGAGATCCAAGAGGTGATCGAGCTTCTCCTGGACGAGCGCTTCTACGCTAGGAGGGGCAGATGAGTATAACACTCGAGTGGCACAATGAAGTGGCCGAGAGACAAATAGAAGAGGCCATGAAGAGGCTAAAGGCTGCCGCGATGGAGATCAAGAGCAGGTCTCAAGAGATGTGTCCTGTAGAAATTGGCACGCTAAGAGACTCAGCCTACGTAACCGACTTACCCAACGGATATGAGATCGGCTATGGTGGCGCGGCAGAAGCGTATGCCCTAGACCAGCATGAGAACCTAAACTACTATCACGACGATGGTCAGGCAAAGTTTCTAGAACTGGCCTTTATTGAAGTAACTGAAAAGAGACTGAAGTCATCCACCGGGGAAAGAACTGTAATTTCCACCTGGGACGATGAGACATTGTCGTTCTTTAACGGCAAACAAGATGAGTGATTAAAATGACAGATCAACTTATTAATAGGGACGAGACTGGATACCCGACTGACAGCGGAAGCGATGGTTGGCTTGAGTGCGTCCCTTGGACAGGGCAGGAAGCTTCTCTTCCACTGGGATACACCTCAACAAAGAGAGACTTCGACATCATGAAAGTCATCAAGAAGGTTCAGATCGCAGACCTGGAATCCGACGAGGAGATGAAATGGGTTAAGCTATCGGAGCTTAAGAAGGGCGACGATATTCTTGATGTAGAGATAGCCGAGAAGATAGTGAAGAAGTACTACCAGACCTTTGGCAAAGACTTCATCAGATTCAAGGGTGCTAACGGCGGGAAGAATTACAATAGGCTGGAGTGGAGAGCCCAGTTCGGCACTGATGTAATGAAACTCATGGCTGTTCGACGCCTCATAGATATGTATGGGATGAAGTAAATGATAGACATAAGCATGATAGCTGCGATGGCTACTGGAGTTCTAACCCTGGTAGTAAGCGGATTCGGCATCAAATACTATGGTAAGTACAAGCAAATTATGACCGTGATGGAGCACTCCGCTCTATTCGTGGCCGGCGTTAGCGATGTCATCGCGTACGCGACAAAGGCATTAGAAGACGACCAGATCTCACCGGATGAGGTCAAAGACGTTAAGGCTCGCCTGGAGCTAGTCCTGGCATACCTGGAAGAGCTTCAGGAACTACTGAAGAAGTAGAGGTATGGGCATGGCTGAGGGGACAGAAGGCGGAGTAACTGTTGGGGCATATACAGTTACCGGCCTGCGAACTTACTCCATAGTCTTCTTGATCGTGGCGACATATTGTTATTTGTGTCTCACTAATAATAAGATCGATGAGCTTGGACAACTAGCCCTCATGGCCGTGGGGTTCTTATTCGGTGTCAAAGCCGTATCAAAGAAATAATGAGGGGTTTATGAGCGACCCCACAGATGATCTTGATTTACTTTTGGAAGGGATACGTAACTCAGTGGACAAGCTTGAAAATAGGCTTGTGGGGGTAGAATACAGAGTTTACGTAATGAATAAGAACACCAAAGAATTACGCGGCGCATTCCCACCCCGGTATATAGATATTAGGTGGCTTATTTTATTCCACCTAGCTATAGTAGCGGGCGCATTACTTCTACCACGGATTATCTGCCGATTGGGATGGTGAATTAATGGCAAATACGGAAGATAAGATCGACAGTTTGATTCAAAAGGTAGGTGATCTCGCGGTATCTGTGAAAGGCATAGAGACACGACTGGACGCAGTCGAGGAATCACTACACAAGCAGGAAGAAGCTTTACATGAAGTGAGTAACTGCACCTCTGTGATGCGTGTCAAAATCGCTGAGGAGGAAGCTAGGCAGGCTGCAAGGGGGAATTTCTGGACTAAACTCCAACCCTTTCTTACAGTCGTTTTTACCCTAGTTCTTGGCGGTGCAGCTGCCACATTTTTGCATGTTTATGGGTGATTACATGACTAGCGTTGAGGAAACAATAGCAACCTACCTACAAACGGGCGGGTATGGTACGCTGGCTACAAATCTCTTTATAGATTTTATGCCACCCAGCCCCCTAAATTGTATAGCCGTAACGGCCTATGGCGGGCCTCCACCAGTCCGCGGAATAGGCCAGACAAGCAGATTATACGATATAGTGAGAGTCCAGATCAAGGTAAGAAATACAAGCCCTGGAACCGCTCTATCTACAATAGAGTCTATCTATACTTACCTTGAAGGCTCGCGGCCGAGTGGCATCGTATTCGTGCGTGCAGTAAACTCTAGGGGAATATACCTAGGGAAGGACTCAAACAATGCGACAATTTACTCACTGAACTTCGAGGTGCTTTTCGCGTGACCAGCGATAAATACTGTAAAAGTTGTGGTGTAGTAAAGGCGTCTACAGAGTTTTATACACATACTACCTCTCGCGATAGACTAAGACATGAGTGCAAGGAATGCACTAAGCGTAATTCACGAGAGTGGCAGCAACGCAATCCTAAACGTTGTTGGGCAAAGGACACTATTAAGAACCACAGGACCAACGGCGTAAAGGTTAGCACAACGATATCAGAGTTAACGGAACTAGCCTTAGATACTACATATTGCCCTATATGTGGTGTCGAACTATGCTTTGGAAAGAAGGAGGAAGGCAAAATACTGACTTGCTCTCCCTCCCTAGATCGAATAGATAGGAGTAAACCAATGACTAGGGATAATATACAAATATTATGCTATGCCTGCAATTCAGGTAAGAGCGTTGGTTCACTCGCTGAATATATTGCACGTTGTAAACGAATAGCGAAAAAATATGATATTGGAGATGATATAAAATGACTACAGCACCAGCAGCAGTTGGCGGCGTCGTATCCTGGACTTTTGGCGGCACCTCCGTTCTCGGAACTACCAATGCAAGAATGAGCTTCGGCCCACAGCTTGTAGATGTAACTGAACTTGGAAATACCTACATGGCTAGGTTCCCGACTATCACCGACTGGACTCTGACCGTCGACCTCGTATATGATGAGGCTGACACTGGCCAGGCCAAGATCTACACAGCAGCCTACGCCCTCACCTCAAACCAGATCGTCATGACAATCACTGGCGGAACCCTCACCGGTACCTGCTACATCGAATCTGTCGACTACACCTGGGACCCCAAGGAAGTCCAGAGGTGCACAGTCACAATGAAGGGCACTAGCGCACTCGTATTCGCTTAAGCGGTGATTTAAATGGTTACCGCCCCCACTTCAGCTAGGTATTGCGCCGTGTACACAACCAGCGGCGCTACCGGAAGCTTATCCGACGAAGCTATGCAGCACGTCGATCTATCCAGTGCGGGGTATGAGAAGTACACAGTGTACGAGATCACAGACGTAACTAAGAGATATCTCGATGAGTCCGTAGCACCGGTCTTCGAGGCCGACAGCGGTGGAGATAAAAACTTCACCACCGTCACTCCTTATAAGATTGACTATGCTGGCGGCAGAATATATCTTACCACAGCAAGAGGAGCAACAGACGTAGTACAATGCCACTCGGCAAAGTACTTCACCACTATTACTCCTCTTCTGGGGGCGTCGGTTTCACGGATAACGTATGGTCCACAGCTAGTAGAGGTTCCTCTCCTAGGCGACACATATGTCAGACGCCACCCGACGGTTACCGACTGGACGTTCACTGTTGATGCCTATAAGTGCAAGGGCGTCGCAGAATACTCCACCTCTGATGGATCAAACAAAGACCTGACTTTCTACCACGCACCTGGCGGAACGGCAGGAAACTCCTACACAATAACCCTTGTAGACCCAGGAGCCCCTGGATCGCTGGGCGTTGTAGTGGCAGGAACGGATATAACAGTTAATCTCGAATACACCGGCGGAAAGATAGTATCTACCGCTAACCAGGTTATGTCCCTCATCAATGCTGATGGTGCTTGTGCGGATATTGGCTTTAGGGCCAGGCTTGCAACAGGCAGCACCGGTGTTGGCGTAATGACTGACCTCGGAAAGTCGAGCCTATCTGGTGGTCTAAACGCTCAGGACCACACTGTTAAGAAGGGCGTAAGACTGATAGCTATATTCTACTACAACACCTCTGGCGATGCCAGGTATGAAGGATACTGCTATCTGGAGACAGTAGACTTCGCCTTTGACCCGAAGAGCGTACAACTTGAGTCATTAACCTTTAAGGGCAGCGGCCCACTATGCAGGAGGACAGCTTAAGGCGCTGTCCTTTTTTCTTGTTATATATCTACAGAGTGATCCCAAATGGCACCAACAAATGCTACAATAATGATGGCTGGAAAGCCCTATGAACTGAGATTTGATATCCTAGCCCTGACCGCCGCTCACAATGTGATGAAGGCCCTGGGCTTTAAGCGAGACAACGTTTGGTCTCTCGCGGATATTCCGTACGACCTAGGAGAAGAGATTACACTATTCTTACATGGTGTGAACGGCGCCAGGAGACTTGAGAAGAATTCAAAACTCATGGACTCCGATGACGCACAGGAAGTTTTCCAGGCTCACTTCGAGTACCTGGCAGAGAAGACCTCTGAGATTGAAGATGAAGCCGAGGCTATGAAGTTCTTCCAGGAGGAGCAAACCAAAATCATGGAGGTACTCGCGGACGCGGTGAAGCAGTCAATAGGCTTTCAGAGGAAGCGAGCCAAAGGAGGATCACCAACCAATCCAGTCTGATGATCAGTGGACTATAGATTGGGCGGTAGCCGAGATGGCGGCTTTAGGCTATCTAGCTACCGACGTTTACATGCTCACGGTGGACGAGATTAACGCTATGATTCAGGAAAGACACGTCCACGAACTGGAGCTGTCAATCTCTTCAGCCTGGAGAACGATCAACTTCCTGGGAGCTATGCTGTCTGATAAACTGAAGGGCCTGGACAGGTATATGCCAGAGACTCCTCAAAGAAAGAAAGCAGCGGATAGAAAGAAACAGGAGTTGGACGAGAAATTGAGCAAGATAATATAAGAAGGTGGTTACATGGCTGAAGTTGGATCGTTAAGTGCTAAACTGACACTGGATAAGTCGTCGTTTAGCAGCGCCTTAAGTGGCGCAAAAGGAGACCTTGCCGCCTTCGGAGCTACAGCCGAGTCAGGATTTAGCAAGCTCGGCACTGCTCTAGGTAAGGCTATACAAGTAGGAGCAGCAGCAGCTGTTGTAGCATTAGGAACTGTAACAGCCGCGGCGACAGCAGGTACAAAAGCCTTTGCTGCATATGAAGCCGGTTTGGCAGATGTTGGCAGAGTTAGCGGTGCAAATGCAGATCAGTTAAAAGCGCTGGGAACCGAGTTAAGAAAGATGTCTATGGATACAGGCACAGCGGTTACTGATCTAGAAAAATTGTCTGTAAACTTATCGGCAGCAGGTGTCGCATATGAAGACCTAGCAGGCGGCACTAAGCTAGCTAATTCAATGATGGTTGCATACGGTACAAGTGCAGACAAAACCGGCGGGTTCGTCGGTAACTTGATGAAGACCTATAAGATGGGTACAGACGACGTCAAGAAGTTCGGCTCCGCAATGAACGTCATCGAAGGTGCTGGTAAAGCTACGCCAGACTATATGATGGACTATGTCGGGGCACTGAGCGAGTTAAACGCGATGTTTGACATCGATATGAAGAAAGCCATGGCTTTCGGTGGTGTCTTCGCAGACTCGAACATCCAGGCTAGCGAGGCAGCGACCTCATTATCATCCGCTATAAGCTACGCCTTAGCAGGGCCAGACCAGGATAAGCCTAAGGAGAGAATTGCTGAGCTAACAGAGCAGTTCCAGAAAATGGGCATGACTGCAAAGGAAGCTAAGGAAAGGGCTAACCTGCAAGCTATCGGTGAAATGTCCGACGGCAATGAGCGTATGACCAAATGGGCAAAGCTACTCGGCGTAAGCTATGAAGAACTTACCCAAATGCTCAACACTGACTTCATGGGAACGATGAATAAGTCAGCTGTGATGATTGGTAAGATTACTGATAACACTAAGAGACTCACTGTAACCAACGACATCTGGGGAAGATACGGCACTAAGTCGATTGCGGCAGTATCTGGCTCTATCGCGAACTATGGTGACTACATCAATAAGATCGAAACCGATATCATAAATGGCTCTAAATCGATGGAAGCAGAAGAAACCAGAGTTTATGGTACGCTTAGTGGTATGTTCAACCAGGCCAAGCAAACAATGAATGACTTTGGCATAACTATTGGCGAGGTGACTCAAGGCCCACTAAAGGATTTCTTGAAATGGTTCTTGGATAGCGAACCGGTAATCACAGAGTCGCTCAAAAAAGCACTAAGTGGCGATATATTTGGTGCGTTCACATCGATGAAGCCGATTCTAGACGATATCGCAAACGGCATAGCAGCAGCCGGTGAAAAGCTTAGATCTTTCATAGGGACTATCGATTTTAATGCGCTATTTGCTCAGCTACAGGCCAAGCTAGGTAGTATCGACTTTGGTAGCATATGGTCAGGACTACTAGGATCTATGGGTAACATAGGCGAGCAGGTAGTAGGCATATTAGGGAAGTCATTAACTGCGGTACTAAACTATGACTGGGAAGGCGTTTGGGAGAAGGTATACCCCTCAGCAAAAGCGGCATTCTCCAAGGTAGGAGACGCAATACTATCACAACCCTGGGGTTCATGGGCGTCGCGCGCGATGGATCTTCTAGGCAAGGCAATGCAAGGTGCTGTTCAATCCGCGATGGACATAGGCGCATGGATTACCCAAAAGATGATGGGTATTAGCAGCGCCGATTTCGTAAGTGCAGGAGCGAGGTTTGCCGCGTGGATACTAGATGGCATATCCAACATAGCAAAACTAATAAAAGATAACTGGGCGAATTGGATTGTCAGCGGAGTTATTATAACCGGTAAAACCACAGAAGCCCTAATATCGTTTGGTATAGGGATGCTTAAACAGTTAGGACAAACTATAGCAGGCGGAGCGTCCGATATATGGAAGGGCCTATGCGACTATACATCCTCAGTAGCATCAGCCGCAAAGACCTTCGGTGCAAACGTAATTGATGCCGTTGGTATGGGAATCGCATCTGGTGTAAATGCAGCATTTAAACCTATAACCGATTTCATAAACGAGGTAGGCAGAAAGTCTAACCAGTATCTCGGGACTAACTTTAGTGAGATGTCCCCAGTAAACGTAGGTACTGGAAACACCCAGGGGACATCAGGGGATTGGTATGGTACAGGTGGACAGCTAATCGACACAGCATTGAAACCCATAACAGACATGGTTAACGCCGGTGGTGGTGGCTCTTCCTTAATACCACAAGGAGGTATTGGAGGCCTAAGCCTAGGAGACACGCTTAAGTATAAGAATGCCGGCGATATGAAAGGCTTCCTGACTGAGATGGGCAAGCAAGGTAAGACCTTTGACGAAGCCATGAATGCTATGAGGCAGGTAAAGTTCGAGGGCATAAACATGGCGCCTGATGCCCAAAAAGCTGCGTGGGGTGCAGGCAGAGGGCTATACCTTAACAGCCAGGGAGGCGTATTTGGCGGCCAAGATTATGGAAATCTTACAGCAGGAGCGGCAACTCCAGGAGCAACAGCAGCGACAGCAGCGCCCGGAAGTGCATGGAACGCATCTGGCGGAATTTTAGCAATGTTAAACCAGGGCAAAGGAAACAGCATCGTTCCCGGAGCCTATGGTGTGACCGGTCCAGTCGTGGAAGGTACTAAGGTATTCGTGACTAACTGGCCTTCGTGTTTCGGATCTGGAGGAAGCGGAAATGCAATGGGATGTGCAGTTCAATCTGTGGATTATGGCTTTGGTGACAACACTAAATTTACCGGGAGCATCACTCCAGGTGGCCCAGGCATTGGTATGGTTGGGTCGATGTCGTCGACAACTCCGTATGCCAACAGATTAGAAGTAGATACTTGTGAAATAGACAGCTTCGGCATGACACCTGGCTTAGGTGCGGAACTTGCCAAGTCTGGCGCATGGTCGCCTATAAAGGGTTCGCCAGTATCCGAGAAGTTAGCAGCAGAGATCGGATATAAGGGCAATTATAGCAATGTAGGTAACACTGCTATGGTCGGCAGCATCAAGCAGGCATATGAGAGGGCTAATAAATCGCAGATACAAACTCAGACAAAAGTCAATAGCATTTGGACTGAAGGTGTATCCCAGGCAGCTAACAACCAGGCTCAGATCGGACAGGTAGTCGGCGGAATCATGGTACAGTCGGCCAGCTTCGGGTCTAACATACAGAACAACGCGACTAACCTTTGGGGTAGCACGGTTAATTCATCAGCAGCTAATCACGCAGCCCAAAGCGCGTTAGCAGGACAAAACATTCTAGCCTCAGCTACGATGGGTGGAAACAGCATTAACATCGCTGGAAACAACTTAGGATCAATACTAGCATCAGGAAGCTCTGGAATAGGCAATGCAGCATCTACCCTGACAACCGCTACAGGCGGATTGACCGGGTCAATAGGTGCCTTGCAAGGATTGTTCGATAGCCAGACTAGCCAGTTTGGTACATTACTCGGCAGCTTAAACGCGACAGCACTAGGCCTCACTACAATGGGGCAGTCAATGGGCATCCCGTATGGTGGAGCATTCGTTCCGGCCGGAGGGTCTAGTTCTGGCAGCAACTGGGGTGGAACTTCGATCTCAGGAGCAGGCGGTTGGGTAGGTTCGGGTTCTACCATGGTCGGTGGCAGAGGATATACTACCTGGGGAGGCACAGCAGCAAGCAACGCGATGAGCGGTGTAAGCGCTGGATCTACAGTTAGTTGGGGAGGCGTAACAGCAACCCGGTCTTCAGTTAGCCCATCTTACTGGTCGAGCGTTATCAGCAAGCGCGCGTCCGGTGGCATGGTGAACAAGCCAGAAGTAGCCTTAATCGGTGAAGCTGGCAGAGAGGCAGTATTGCCTAACAAGTTAGTAGAGACTATCATGCGTGGTGTCGATGGTGGCGGCTCTCAGATGCTGCACGCGACAATCAACGTGGATGGAAGAAAGCTGGCTGATGTAGTTGGTCCAGCTGTAGTTAAGCGAATACAACAAGGCACGGGCCTTAAGGTAAGGTAGGCCCGACGCCTACTTTACTTTAGAGGTGATAAGATGAGTACAACTACAACGAGAAACAGCCTGGTAAAGCCAGGATACGCAGATGCAGCAGATATCGCAGTTATAAATACTAACTACGACACAATAGACGCGTCTTTCGCAAAGTGTAACTGGGCGGCATCTACAGCCCCAGGCGTAGGAGACGACTCCGGCGATGGATACTCTATTGGCTCAGTCTGGTTCGACACAACGAATAACAACCTATATGTAGCGAAATCTGTGGCAGTCGGTGCCGCGGTATGGACTAAGCAGCCTGCACACAACAATCTGTCAGCTACAGCAGCTCCAACCGCAAACGATGATCTAGACCTCCACTACGCACCTGGCTCTATATGGATGGATACTACTAACCACAATATCTATGTGTGTAAGTCGGC